CCACTCAACTCTAAACAAAAGAAGTTTTGTAAAGAGTACTTCAAAGGACAAACAGCCACTGAAGCCGCGATAAAAGCAGGGTATACGAAGGATCGCAAGGGTGCGAAGACACAGGGGAGTGTATTACTAAATCATAACCCAGTTGTAAAGAATTACTTGATCGACTTGGAAATCGCAGCTTCGGAAAGAGATGCAGTTTCCTTGGAGGCACACCTCTCTACTCTACACGACCTTAGAGAGGAGGCGAAGGACCAAGGTCAAATATCCGCAGCCATCACAGCCGAGGTCCATCGAGGGAAGGCGGGTGGACTCTACATCGATCGACGCGAGATACTAACCGCGAAAATCGATCTGATGTCCAAGGACGACATACTCGATCGACTCGAAAACCTTATTAAGAAAAGAACTTTGGATGCAAAAGTTGTTGAAGGAGAGATAGCCGCGGACTAAGACTCGTGCGAATCGCTCCTGGTGGCATAATCCTGGACTCTTTTTAGTGCTTTACTTTCGCTTGTTTGTAAGCAATAATATACTTATCTTAAATAAAGGTTATTTAAGAATTAACTAAAGAAAGGAGAATTATTATGATAGATAAGAACTATCAAGCAGGAGCCCAAAGAGGGTCAATTAACTACGACGCAGTGATCACTTTGATTGCTACGCCAAAAGGAAAGTTCCCACCCCAAGCAGGGAAGATCATCGAAGCGTTAATCGCTGCGAAAGATCACACCATGACGGTGGGTGAGCTGATCGGCACTGACGGTTCGACCGAGAGTGCATTAGTCAAAGCTGGATTGGTAACAGTCCAAGAGCCGAATGACATTTGGGCTCATTATAGAAAACGCTTGATCGAGGAAAAGCTGATTACTGTCAGCTAACCACGGACAGCGAACGAGGGGACTTCGGTCCCCTTTTTTGTGTCCGCTCTACTCTACGCTCTACTCTATCACTCAATCTACTCTATCACTCTATCCGTCGCTCTACTCAACCCTTCCTGCTCTACTCTATATATAATAAATACATTCGAGCGAATCGCCCAGAAAGAAAAAACATTCGTGCGAATCGGGTAAATAAAAAATAAAATCGCTAAAATCGTAAAAATCGCTAATAAATAAATAATTAAATAAATGTATATATATGTATACAAGTAAAGTAGTTTAGTTATATAATAGGTTATTGATTAGGCAACTAGGCTACCTTATCAATACTAACTAACTAATAGCCTAAGAGGTATCCAACATGGATAAACAAAGTAAAGATAGATTAGCAGTCAAAACGGCTACTGCTAATGTAGATAAAAGAAAAGCCGATATAGATAACATTGCCCCTATTGGTAAAAGCGGTGGCGGTGTTGCTCAATCAATGGTCTTATCATTAACTGATAACGCCATGAATGATAGAGGTATAGCACCTAGACAAGTACAACTAGTTTTAGCTTACCTTCATCTTTTAGGCGGTAAGGCTACAGTCAAGCAAATAGATGACTTTAGCGTAACTGCTGAGGATAGTATTGCATGGGTAACTGCTAGCGGTGATGCGTACGAACAAACCCCTAGTAAAATACTACGTACCTACATATCTAAAATGAAAGGTACTGATGCTTGGAACAAATCCAACGGTATTAAACCACTAGTTAGCTAACCTCTAGCTACCTTACCTAAGGGCTACATTCGTAGCCCTTTTTTTATGCCTACAATATAACCCTAGCCCCTTACATCACTAACACTACCTCTACCCTTACACCATATATAGCTACTCTTAGAACGTACCCTATACCCCCCTAGACCGCTTCTACGTCCTCACCCTCCGCCGCTCCTTGGGTTCAGCCTTCCGATTGCAACTACTTTACAAATAAGTCCCTGTGATAAAAATTTTGCGAAAAAATTTTTTACGATTATACTTTTCGGATGGGTTTTAAACTTAGCTTGGTTCTCGGAGTCCTATTGGCGGCATCTTTGGCGGGTTCGTGGTTCTTATTAGACCAGATATCCACGCTCAAAGGTAATCAGATAATCCTGGAATCAAAAATATCCGAGCAAAACGAATCCATCAAACAATACCTAGCTAAACAAGAACAGCTGTCCGCGAGTCTTGGTACGTTAGAAGCCGAAAAACAAAACGCACTTCGTGAAGTAAATAAATTAAGAAACACATTTGCTAAGCACGATCTAGATAACCTTGCACTAAACAAACCTAAACTTGTTGAGAAGATGGTTAACCGTGGTACTAAACGAGTAATAGATAACCTTGTAGAGTTGACCACGGTCAGCGAGGAGGAGCCGAGTGGATGAAGAAGGACCGATTGAAAAAATTTAGTATTATTGCGTTGTTCGCGGTCAGTGGTTGTTCGTTATTACCTACAGCTAAACCGATAGATGTGAATACGATCGCATTACCTGCTCCGATGTACCACCCACCGTTACCTATGGAAATCCAAGCGACCGAGGTAACATTTGAAGTGTTAACTCCAGAGATCATGGAAGAATACCTACAACTCGTTAAAGACGGTAAAGCTCCTGCGGTTGCATACTATGCGTTGACTACACAACAATACGAAAACCTTTCGATGAATATGGCAGAGATCACACGCTACACAAAGAACATTTTAGCGATTGTAGAGTATTATAGGGAATACGATGAGTAAAGGAAGTAAACGTAGACCAGAAAAAGGTAATCAATACCAAGATAACTGGGAAAAAATATTCGGGAAGAAAGATGCCAAAAACAGTACCAAAGTTCAAAGAACCACTAATCTTCGGGTATCACATCCACGCTAGACCTGAATTAGGCGAGATCAAATGGCAGTGGGCTGATCAACGTAAACAGTTTTGGGAAGATTGGATTCCTAAAGATAAAGATCTAATTATTCATACCAAACTATCCGCGGACCACGAACAGTTGTTCAGGGATGCCTTCTGGCAAGACATGGAAGACGAAATACGGAATACGAAAGATAGTCTAAATTTCAGGGCTAGGGAACGACGGGCTAAGAAAAAAGCTACCGCGAACCAAGGATCCCACCCCTCACCCTAACTACTTTACTTATCCCTAAAACACAACGTTTTACATTTTGTTATTAATTAGCTTATACTTCGATGATGGCGGATCTCGATCGTATAACCGAATTGCTTTTATCAGAAGATTTTGGTGCTGACGTACCTGATTCTTTAATGGGTCGAATGATTCCTGATACCGAACCTACACTAAATCCTTTATTAGAATTATTAACCGACCGACAAGGACAAGATGATTTTTTAATGATGATGGCAGGACTTCCTAAAAAACCCGCTAAAAGTGCAATCAACGTAGGGATGCAAAGATTTATGTTACCTGTAGATGAAATAGCAAGAACAGCTACTACACGATCAGGAGCACCAAAACTTACAGGCGAAGCGTTAAAACGACAAAACATGATTAACGAAGCATACCAAACAGCTAACCCTGCTCCTACGTTAGCTACTATGTATCAAAAAGCTTTAGATCAAATACAAAAAGCAAAAGAACTAGCTAGAGATACGATTGGCATGAAAAACCCAGCAGGACAAATAAAACAAGCCGATGCAATGGAAGCAGCAGCATTAAGAGAGATCGAACGAATAAGAAAAGCAGGAGGCGGTAAACTGCCTGATTTAATGCCTGATAAATTAACTCCCGAACAAATACAACAAGCAATGCGAGAAGCAGGTCTAGGAAGCTTATTTAAACCCTAAATGACATCTAACGCAGATAAGTTAGCAGCTTTACGAGAAATAGATGTTTCTCATTTAACTAAAGCAGAAGCTAAAGAATTTACGATTCTTTTAGAAGAACTAGAAAAACGTGAATTTCAAGAAAAAGCCACAAGCACCTTTATGGATTTTGTTAAATCTATATGGCAAGAATTTATTAACGGTGATCATCACGTTAAAATGGCAAAAGCTTTTGACGATATTGCTACAGGTAAACTTAAACGTTTAATTATTAATATGCCGCCTAGACATACAAAGTCTGAGTTTGCATCACATTTGTTCCCTGCGTACTTATTAGGTAAAAATCCTAAATTAAAAATTATAGAAGCAACCCATACCGCTGACCTTGCGGTTAACTTCGGACGTAAAGTTAGGGATTTAATTGACGGAGAAGAATACGCGGCTTTATTTCCTGAAACTGAACTAAAAGCAGATAGTCGTTCTGCAGGTAAATGGTTAACAAATAAAGGCGGTGAATATTACGCAGCAGGTATTGGTGGTGCATTAGCAGGAAGGGGTGCGGATTTGTTTATTATTGACGATCCACATTCGGAACAAGACGCTATGTCCGATAAAGCGATGGACGAGGCTTACGAATGGTTTATGGCAGGTCCACGACAAAGGTTACAACCTGGAGGTGCAATCGTTATTGTGATGACCCGTTGGAATAAAAAAGATCTTACAGGGCGGTTAGTTAAGAAAATGGCACAAGATCCTGGAGCAGACCAATGGGAGGTTATTGAGTTTCCTGCAATATTACCAAGCGGTAAACCTTTATGGAATAATTTTTGGAAATTAGAAGAACTCGAAAGTATAAAAGCATCAGTTAGTCCAGGAAAATGGGCGGCTCAATATATGCAACGACCTACAGGTGAAGGTATTTCAATTATACCGAAAGATTGGTTTATGATTTGGGACGAAGAAAAACCACCTAAATGCGATTATCTAATACAAAGTTTTGATACAGCGTTTTTAAAATCAGAAAGAGCTGACTATACTGCTATAACAACGTGGGGTGTATTTTATCCTGAAGGTAAAATAGGTGAAGAACACTATCACGGGGATGAAGCTCATTTAATTTTGATTGATTGTATAAAAGAACGTTACGATTTTCCTGAATTAAAAGCCGAAGCTTTACGTTTGTATGAATATTGGCAACCTGATACAATTATTATTGAAGCAAAAGCTAGTGGTTTGCCATTAGTACAAGAATTACGTAGAATCGGTATTCCTGTAAATACTTTTTCTCCTGGAAAAGGGCAAGATAAAATAGCTAGACTAAATTCTGTGTCTCCTATTTTTCAAGATGGACGTGTTTGGATTCCAGATAACCGTTGGGGCGAAGAACTTATGGATGAAGTTTCTGATTTCCCGAACGGTGAGAACGATGACTTAGTAGACGCAACGACTTTAGCGTTAGCTAGGTTCAGGGAAGGCGGGTTTTTGACACTTTCGAGTGATTATTTTGAAGAGGAAGAACCCTATCAAGGCGAAAGGGTTTATTATTGAGGAAAATCATACTATGATGTATTACCATGGCTATTGAAAAACAACCAATTCCTATGCGTTCTCGTTCTGAAGACCCAATCGAACTAGAATTAGTACAGCAACCCGACGAAGAAACTGAGCTTTTCGTTCAGCCTGATGGTTCTATTGTGCGTGGCAGCGACATGGAAGAAGAAACACCGTCTAAGTTTGGCGAAAACTTAGCAGAAGTTTTAGACGACCGTGAATTAAACACTATTGCCGCAGAATTAGTTTCATCTTACGAAGAAGATTTAGATTCTAGAGATGATTGGTTTCAAACATACAGCGAAGGTTTAGAATTATTAGGCATTAGTTCTGATTCTAGGTCACAACCTTTCGTTGGAGCTTCAGGAGTACATCATCCGATCCTTGCTGAAGCAGTAACACAGTTCCAAGCACAAGCTTATAAAGAAATGTTACCCGCAGGTGGACCTGTAGATACAGAAGTTTTAGGAATTACCGATAATGCTAAGATGGAAAAGGCAAATCGTGTAAAAAACTTCATGAATTACCAAATTACGTACAAAATGGAAGAATATGACCCAGAAATGGATCAATTACTCTTTTATTTACCGCTTTCTGGCTCCGCTTTCAAAAAAGTTTACTACGATCCTGCTTTAGGACGTGCGGTTGCACGTTTTGTTAAGTCAGAGCACCTTGTTGTTCCGTATTACGCAGTAGATTTACTTACCGCACCAAGAATTACCCATGTAATTCATATGAACGAGAACGAATTACGTAAATTACAAATTTCTGGGTTCTATAAAGACACCGATATGATGTCTCCGACCAGTAATCCTGATTTAACGGAAGTAGATGATAAAATTGACGAACTTCAAGGGTTAACTAGAACAATAAGCGACGAAGAATTTACGTTATTAGAAATGCACGTTAATTTAGACCTCGAAGGCTTCGAAGATGTAGACGCTAACGGTGAAGAAACAGGATTAGCATTACCCTATATCGTTACTATTTGTAAAGATAATAATAAAGTATTAGCGATTAGACCTAACTATGATCAAAACGATCCTATGCGTAAAAAAGTTGAATATTTTACTCATTATAAGTTTCTTCCAGGATTAGGTTTTTATGGTTTTGGTTTAATTCATATGATGGGTGGATTAACTAAATCAGTTACTTCTATTTTACGTCAGTTGATTGATGCAGGTACGCTTTCTAATTTACCCGCAGGATTTAAATCAAGAGGACTAAATATTCAGCGTCATGATGATCCGTTACAACCTGGAGAGTGGCGTGATGTCGATGCTCCTGGAGGTCGATTACAAGACGCGTTTTTACCACTGCCTTATAAAGAACCAAGCGGTACATTAGCCACCTTACTAGGTGCTTTAGTTGATTCAGGTAAAAGATTTGCAGCAACCGTAGAAAATCCGACAGGCGACGGTAATTCCGAAGCTCCTGTAGGCACAACCGTAGCATTAATGGAAAAAGGACAACGAGTAATGTCCGCAATCCATAAAAGATTACATTATGCACAAAGATGTGAGTTTAAAATACTAAAAAGAGTATTTGGTGAGTTTTTACCACCTGAATACCCTTATCAAGTACAAGGTGCTTCCGAAAACGTATTTAAACAGGATTTTGATGGTTCTGTAGACGTTATACCAGTTTCTGACCCTAATATCTTTAGTATGACACAAAGAATTACATTAGCTCAGACACAATTACAAATGGCACAAGCCGCACCTGAATTACACGACTTACGTGAGTCGTATAAGAAAATGTATATCGCATTAAACATAAAAGATATTGATGCACTCCTTCCACCTGAACAAGAAGTACCTGCACGTGATCCTATTAGTGAACAACAAGCAGTTTTAACAGGAACACCGATTAGAGCTTACGAGTTTCAAAACCACGAAGCTTATATAGCAGCACATAGTGCGTTTATGCAAAATCCTATGGTCCAACAAAATCCAGTAGCTTCACAAGCAATCGGTGCAAATATACAAGAACACCAAGCGATGTTATATAAATTACAAATAGAACAAGCGATGGGACAACCGTTACCAGAAATACAAGCAGGACAAATGCCGCCTGAAATGATGAATGAGATTGCATTAATGGCACAAGCAGCAACACAACAAGTTACAGGTCAAGCACAAGCGATGGCAGCAGCAATGCAAACACCAGATCCACAAAGACAGATGTTCGAACAACAACTACAACTTGAAAGAGAACAGTTGATGCAAAAAGAAGGCGACGATCAAAGAGATGCACAACTAGCCGCAATGAAAGCTGAATTAGACGCACAAATTAAACGTGAGAAGATCGAAGCTGATTTACGTGTACAAGATACTAAAGCCGCAATAGAATTGCAAGAACTAGAGCAAAGAGCTAAAGTTGATGCAGAAAAGAACTATACGGAATTAGTTAAAACAGTTCGAGAAACTCGAAAACAAAACGGAGAAAAATAATGAGAGATTATTACGATAACGATAAATATCCTTCACCGTCACCTAAGAAAACAAAGGCGTCTCCTAGTTTTCCTAGCGTAGAGGATACAACAAAAACACAATCTGTTCAAGCAGGTGAATGCTTAGACAAACCTGAAGAAGCTAAAGTAAAAGCGGCTTATGGACAGACAAAAGGACTTCTTTGGTATCGTTCTATTAAATAATTAATGGACTATATCTTAGCAACGGAGCATTTGCTTCGTAAATTTCGTGAGAGGAAAGAAGCTCTCATGCAAACATTGGCTTCTGGAAGTATTGAGAATTTTGAGCAATACCAAAGGATAGTCGGTGAAATAGCAGGTTTGAGTTTCTGTGAACAGGAAATTCAAACTTTACATTCTAATATGGAGGATGCAAATGACTAATGAAGTCGAAAACACAACTGTTCCAGATAGGGTAGATAATTTCGGTAGTAATGGTGCGGCTAAAGCAGAATTAGCTTCAGAGCCAACAATTACTCCTGATAATGTAGACTCTCATGCAAGTTCGTTACCCCGTCCAACTGGGTATCGAATTTTAATATTACCTTTTAGCCCCAAAGCGGTAACTAAAGGTGGAATACATATAGCAAAACAAACGGTCGATAAGGAAAGGTTAGCGACTGTTGTAGGGTACGTAGTTTCTCTAGGACCTGATGCTTATAGTGATCCACATAAGTTTCCAGAAGGAGCTTGGTGTAAAGAAGGTGATTGGGTTATCTTCGGTCGATATGCGGGAGCTCGTTTTCAAATAGAAGGTGGCGATATGCGTCTTTTAAATGATGACGAAATTTTAGCTTGTATCGATGACCCAGAAGCAATTTTATCATAACAAACTTGAGGAGGACTCATGCAAAATAACGAAGCCGAAAAAATAGAATTAGAATTACCTGAAGGGGAAGTCGATATACACGCAGCAGACGTAGACGATTCGATTAAAGACGAAGTCGTCGAAGAAGCTCCTGTAGAAGAAGTAAAAGATGAATTAGATACTATTTCTGATTCAGTGCAAAAGCGTATCGATAAGTTAACTTATAAGATGCGAGAAGCCGAAAGACAGCGGGATGAAGCTGTTAATTACGCTCAAAGTGTTAATCAAACAGCAACTAGTTTAAAAGAGAAATTAAAAAACTCTGACACTTCCCTTTTCAAAGAGTACGATAACAGGGTACAATCTGAAATTGAAGGAGCAAAGAGACTTTTAAAAGATGCACAAGAAGCAGGAGATAGTGAAGCAGTGGTTGAAGCAACTACGATTCTTTCTCGTGCTACCGCTGAAGCAGAAAATCTTAAAAGACTACAAGCTCAACAACAAGTTAGGGAAAAGGCAAAACCAGAAGAAGTTCCAGTTGAGCCTTATCAACCGACTTTACAGCCAGAACAAGCTCCAGGACCAGATCCTAAAGCTGAAGCATGGGCTGAAAAGAATGAATGGTTTGGAGATGACCAAGCAATGACATTTGCAGCATTTGGAATACATAAAGAATTAGTAGAAGAAGGCGTTGATCCGACTTCTGATAAGTACTATGCCGAAGTTGATAAACGTATGGCTGAAAATTTCCCACACAAGTTTTCTAACGAGCAACCTGCCCCCGTGCAACAGGTCGCTGCTTCTAGCCGAGGGGCTAGTGGTAAAAAATCATCACGCAAAATTAAGTTGACACCTAGTCAAGTAGCAATAGCTAAAAGACTAAATGTGCCACTAGAAGAATATGCTAGACATATCGAAGGAGTATAAAATGACCGAAGAAAATAAAACAGAAGTCAATACTGATCGTAACTCACGATCTGCAGAGACACGAGCCTCTCAAACTCGCAGAAAGCCTTGGGCTCCCCCGTCTATGTTAGACGCACCCGAAGCTCCTCCTGGATATCAATTTAGGTGGATTCGTGAAGCTACTCGAGGAATCGATGATAAATCTAATATGTCTAAACGTATTAGAGAGGGATATGAACCTGTGAGAGCAGAAGACTATCCTGATTTCGAAGCTCCTACTATTGAAAACGGTAGCAACACTGGAGTAATTGGAGTCGGAGGATTAATACTTGCTAAAGTTCCAGTCGAAACCGCAGCAGAGCGTAATGCTTATTTTAAAGATCAAGCAGATACCGCGATGCAAGGTGTAGATCAAAACTTTATGCGAGAAAGTGATGCTAGAATGCCTATTAAAGATAGTGATATCCAAAGGACTTCTAAAGTCGCCTTCGGTAGTAAACCTACCGATGCAAAGTAATTAATAATAACAATGTATATAGACAAAGGAGAAAACAATGGCTAATACAAATAAACCAGATGGTTTTACTCCCGCATATCATATGTACGGAGGTGTTATTCGCCCTGCTAAAATGAGAATCGCAAGTGCAACTAACGCATCAATCTTTTCAGGTGATGTTGTTAATTTATCTAGTGGTTATGTCATCCAAGGCACAGCGACAGGCACACCCGTAGGTGTATTTTACGGAGTATACTATACAGCTACTGACGGCACCCCAACTTTCTCGAAAGTTTGGACTGCTGACACAGCTACCCAAGGCGGAGCAGATGCAGAAGCTCTCGTTTATAACGATCCTGGAATCGTTTACGAGGCTCAATTTACAGCTGGAACACCAGCAGTAAGTTTTATCGGCTCTAAATATACTCTTTCTACGACTGCAGGTTCAACATTGAACGGTAGATCAAAGGAAGGGGCAACCGCAACAACCTCAAGTGGTGTAGCGTTATGTGTAGGATTCGCCTCGCAACCAAGCAACGAAATCGGTGCTTATGCGAGAGGGTTATTCACATTCCCTACTAACACTTTTGCTGTTTAATTCTAAGGAGATAAATAATGGCGATTAACAGAGCACAACTAGTCAAAGAACTAGTTCCTGGACTCCATGCTCTCTTTGGATTAGAGTATGAGAGATATAATAACGAACACGAAGACATCTTCGATACTGAGAACTCCGAAAGGGCTTTTGAGGAAGAAGTAATGTTAAGTGGATTTGGTGAAGCACCGACTAAAGGAGAAGGAGCCGCAGTCATTTATGACACAGCTCAAGAATCCTGGACATCTCGTTTCACGCATGAAACTATCGCACTAGCGTTTGCGTTAACAGAAGAAGCAATCGAAGATAACCTCTACGACACACTTTCTTCACGTTACACAAGAGCACTAGCACGTTCGATGCAACAAACAAAGCAAGTTAAAGCAGCTAATGTTTTAAACAATGCTTTTAGTTCATCTTACGTTGGCGGTGATGGAAAAGAGCTTTGTGCTACAGACCATCCAACTGTTGCGAACGTTGATTTAAGTAATGAGCTGTCTACAGCTGCTGACCTTAATGAAACTTCTCTAGAGCAATCATTGATTGATATCGCTGGGTTTAAGGATGAAAGAAACCTTAAAGTAAATGCACAAGCAAGGAAATTAATTATTCCACCTGCTTTGCAATTCGTAGCGGATAGATTGATGGAAACTCCAGGAAGAGTTGGTACTTCAGATAACGATATTAATGCAATTAGAAATATGGGAATGGTCTCAGAAGGCTACGTTGTAAATCATTATCTAACAGATACTGACGCTTTCTTCATCAAAACTGATGTTCCTAACGGGTTAAAACACTTTGTTAGAACTCCTGTATCTACTAGTATGGAAGGCGACTTCGAAACTGGTAACGTAAGATACAAGGCGAGAGAACGTTACAGCTTTGGTTGGAGTGACTGGAGAGGTATCTTCGGTTCACCAGGAGCCTAATTCATTAACGTGAATTCATTAAAGGGGAACTTCGGTTCCCCTTTTCTTTTTGTAGGCATTCGTATACAATCAAAAGACTAGGATATATTAACCTGTTCTACAGACTGACCTAGCAGACAAGCCGAGACAGTAGAACTTATTTCCACGGAGGAAATTATGGCAAAATCAACCTTTTCGGGTCCTGTACAATCATTGGCAGGATTTATATCAGCAGGTAACGCTAACGTTGTTAGTTTAACTGCAGACACATCCCTGACAGTGGCTGCCCACGCAGGAAAAATATTAACTTGTAACGACGCAGATGGTAAATTTACTTTACCTACTATCGTAGCTACTGCTCCAGGAAGAGACGATGATCCTAATCAAACAAATAATTTAGGTGCTTCATTCTTTTTCGTAGTAGAGACTGCTGCAACTGACATGGACATCTTAACAGATGGTACAGATAAGTTTGTAGGTGGGCTTTATACTGGTGTAACAGACGCAACAGGTAAAACTTTTATTTCTGGTGCATCTAACGATGTTATCACTATGAATGGTTCTACTAAAGGTGGACTTGCAGGTAGTATCGTTAAAGTAACTGCTATGGCAAGTGCTAAATACGCAGTAGAGGGAATTATTTTAGGGTCAGGAACTTTAGTTACACCATTTGCTGACGCTTAATCTTAATATAGGAGATTAATATGAGTTCATCAGATGTAAAAGCGACCAAAGCTTTAACTTCAACAGGACAATTACAAGGATTTATTGGTTCTGGTGCAGGTACTGCTACTAATTTAGGTCCCATAAGAATTCAGTCTGTTCAAGCACAATCAAGTGCAGCAGACGGTTCTATAAAAATCTATGACGGAACGAGTGCAAGTGCAACTAAGTTACTTATTGAATTTAAGTTCGGTTCAGCAGCAAATGAGGCTTTTGACCATTATTTGCCAAATGACGGAGTAAAATTTAATACGGGGGCTTATGTTGTGTTGTCTAATTGCGACTTTTTTGTAGCATACTACAACTAACATGGCAACCTCGGGAACTCGTGCATTTAGTTTAGATGTAGCGACCGCAATCGAAGAGGCGTACGAACTTGCAGGATTAGAAGCTCGTACGTCATACGATGCTGTTACAGCACGTCGTTCTATGAATATCATGTTTGCCGATTGGTCAAACAGAGGTATTCAAATGTGGGAAGTAGCCAAAGAGGAGCTAACTCTTACAGAAGGCACTAATGAGTATACGATTAACTCATACGATATCGATGTTTTAGACGCTTATGTAGAACGAACAGTTAATACTGTAGTTACTGATTATCCTTTAGACAGAATAGATCGGAATGAGTATATAAGTATTCCTAACAAAGCTACTAAATCACGTTCTACAGAATTTTGGCTAGAACGTAAAAAGTCTCCTGTTATTCATCTTTATCCAACGCCCGAGAACTCAACGGACAAACTCATTTACTATGTCTGGCGTACGATAGAGGATGCTGCGGCTTCTACTAACGATGTAGATATACCTACACGGTTTATGCCTTGTTTAGTATCAGGACTAGCTTATTATTTGTGTATAAAGAAAAATGTTCAGAAACTTCCCGTGATCCAAGATTTATATGAAAGAGATTTAGCTAACGCTTTACGTTATGATGAAGACCGTTCTAATATTAGACTGGTTCCTAAACAAGAGTATATCTAATGGCTTACGCTTCAGGAAAATATGCTTACTTTATTTGCGATACTTGCGGGTTTAGATACCCATATAAAGAAGCTAGAGGCACTTGGGAAAACAATAGAGTTTGTCATGAGTGTTATGAACCTAAACACCCACAACTAGACCCACCAAGTATAGGAGCAGACGCAGAACTGCTTTGGAGACCCAGACCCGACGTTCCTTTACCTCAAGCAGGGTTAGGTGTTGTTACTACAATAGATCCTTCAACAGCAGTTATAAATAGCACAACAAGTCCTAGTGGAACTAGAACAATGACTGTTACAGATGATCCTATAGGTAGTGTGTTTGAAGGTGAGTTTGGAACAGGTGAAGTAGGTACTTTAGAAGCAGGTGGAGACTAATGGCAGGATTTACATACGCAACATTAAAAACAGCAATACAAGATTATTTAGATAATACAGAAACTACTTTTGTTAATAACCTAAATACTTTTATACAAACAACAGAAGAAAGAATTTTAAAAGGAGTACAACTTCCTGTTTTTCGTAAAAACGTTACAGGTAGAGCTACACAAGGTAATACTTATTTAGCTACGCCTTCAGATTTTCTATCTCCGTTTAGTTTGGCTTTGATCGATAGTTCAGGTAATTATAGCTATTTATTATTAAAACACGTTTCCTGGATTAGAGACTACACTCCTTCAGCAACTACAGAAGGATTGCCTTTATATTATTCTCAGTTTGATGACAATACTTTTTTACTAGCCCCCACACCTAACGCTACATTAGATTTTGAACTTCATTACAACTATAGACCCGCATCTTTAACAAGTATGCAATCAAGCGAACAAACTTGGCTTTCCGATAATGCCCCTAATGCTATGTTATACGGAGCCTTAGTAGAAGGTGCAGTGTTTATGAAAGAAGCTCCTGATACTATTATGTTATACGAACAAAAATTTCAAGAAGCTTTAGCCTTACTTAAAGTTCTTGGTGAATATAAAGACGTTAGAGATGAAGCTCGAAACGATCAACTTAAAATACAACCACAAGCATGAAGGAACTAGAGGGTAAAAACGTTGCAATCGTTGCTATGGGGCAAAGCCAAATAGATTTTCACCTTTCGCAAACACATAGTGTAGAGTTTGATGAAGTTTGGGCTATAAACGCAATGATTGGTGTTTTACCCAATATTGATAAAGCTTTTATACTAGACCCGATGAGTCGGTTTTTAGATACCGAAGATGCAGGAAGTATGACTTCTATGATGAGGAAAAAATTACCTAAATGTAATTTTCCTATTTACACCTGTGAATTAGATGATAGAGTTCCTGCCGCAGTTGAGTACCCTATAGAATTAATTGTACATGATTTAGGTTGTTCTTATTTTAATAATACTATTCCTTACGCTATAGCTTTTGCTTTATGGAGTAAGGTTGGTAAAATTTCTTTATTTGGAATAGATTTTACTTATAGAAGCAATATGCATTTTGCAGAAGCAGGTAGATCATGCACTGAGTTTTGGTTATCTAAATGTATTGATGCAGGAATGCAAATTGAAGTTGCTCCTAGATCAACTTTGTTAGACATGGATATTCCTTTACATGAGAAACTATACGGTTATCATAGACTTGATGATCCTAAGATTGTTTACCAAGACGGTAAAGACATGAGTGTTTGTAAACTATCTGAAGTACAGATGGAACAAGAAAACAAACCTGTAGGGATTATTAATAGACATGATTTAAAAGAATTAAATCCTGTAGAACCGAAAGAGTATTAATATGTTTTCTTTAAGATCAGATTTAGAAGTAGGTAGTTTAGGCGTAACCACCACAGATAACAGAGGACTTAGTGTCGATGAAGTTTCTGAAATGGCGGTTAATAAAATAATTTCTGTGAGCGATACAGCTCCTGCACCCATAAGGGCACAAGCTCATGCATTTAGAGATGCGTGTAAAAAGATAGTTATGTATTATATGCAAGAGGCGATAAAAAACCATATGTGTACAATATGTAATCAATTAGAACAGCAAGGTCAAAAAGACTTAGCTAATATTATCAGGAGACTATAATGGCGATAACACAAGCAATGTGTACTAGCTTTAAAAAGGAACTATTAGAAGGGAAACATAATTTTCTTGCTTCTGGTGGTAATTCTTTCAAACTAGCTTTATACACAAGCTCAGCAACAATGAGTGCAGCAACAACTGCATTTACAACAACAAACCAAGCATCTGGAACAAATTATACTTCAGGTGGTGCGGCATTAACCAATGTTAATCCAACATCTTCAGGAACAACAGCGTTTACTGATTTTGCTGACTTAACTTTTGGTACAGCTACAATTACTGCAAGAGGATGTATGATTTATAATGATACAGCTTCAGGCGATCCAGCAGTTGCTGTGTTTGATTTTGGCGGAGATAAAACATCTACAGCAGGTAGTTTTACTATAACATTTCCAACAGCCGACGCATCAAACGCGATTATTAGAATAGCGTAAATTAGCTTATGGCTAGTATCACTGGCTGGGGCAGAGGCACTTGGGGCGAAGGAGCCTTCGGTGAACCTGCACCTGTTGCTCTTACAGGAGTTGCAGGTACTTCTGCGTTAGGCTCAGAAACAGTTACAGGTGATGCAAATATTACCGAAACAGGACTAGCGGGTACTTCTGCTTTAGGTTCTGTTACAGGTAAAGGTTCAGCACTTATTGCTGAAACAGGAGTTGCGGCTACAGGAGCAGTGGGCACAGCCACCGCTACAGGTGTTGCTCTTACGGGGGTTACTGGAATATCAGGAACTTCTCAATTAGGAACTGAAACTGCAACAGGTACTGCAGAAGTTGTTATTAGTTCTGGCGTTGCTGGAACTAGTGCTTTAGGTAACGAAACCGTAACAGGTGTTGCTAACGTATCCCCCACTGGTTTAGCAGGTACTTCTGCATTAAATAGTGTATCAACAATTACAGATAACCGATTTGGTATTACAGGACTTAGTGCAACGTCGGCATTAGGTGTTTTACAAGAAACAACAGGAGACGCTAATATCTATCCAACAACCGTTGTTGGAACAGGTGAAATTAATTTAGTTCTTATCTGGGGTGAAATAGTTCCAGGAGTAACGACTAACTGGCAAGAAGTTGCTTAACATTTTGATAAAAACCATATACAATCAAGAAAGTACGGAGATATAAAACATGGCGAGTACATACGTAAACAACCTAAGACTTAATGAGATGGCTACTGGTGACGCCAGTGGAACTTGGGGAACAACAACCAACACCAACCTCGAGCTTATCGGGGAGGCTTTAGGCTTTGGCACTGAAGCTATTACAACCAACGCAGATACACACACAACGACAGTAGCAGACGGAAGTTCTGATGCAGGTCGTTCGATGTATTTAAAATATACAGGCACATTAGATTCAGCTTGTACTATTACGATTGCTCCTAATACTATGAAGCGTATGCAGTTTATAGAAAATGGAACAAGTGGTTCTCAAAACATTATTATTTCACAAGGCTCAGGAGCTAATATAACCATACCTCCAGGAGACACAAAAGCAGTTTATTTAGACGGAGCTGGTTCTGGAGCAGCAGTTGTTGATGCTTTTGCCAGTCTTTCAGTCGTAGATTTAAAAGTACAAGATGATTTAACAGTAACAGATGATCTTATTGTTAATGGTGACATAGACCTAGAAGGTTCTATTGATGTTAATGGTACAGCTAACTTAGATGCTGTAGATATAGATGGTGCTGTAAATATGGCTTCTACGCTACAAGTAGATGGCAGTATAACTTCTTCTGATGGAGCAACTATTACTGTTAATGACAACAGCGAAGCTTTATCTTTAATATGTACGGATGCTGATGCTAGTGAAGGTCCGATTATGTCTTTTTATAGAAACTCGGCTAGTCCTGCTGATAATGACGTTTTAGCTCAGTTATATTTTCAAGGCGAAAATGATGCTGACCAAAAAGTAAATTATGGGGTTATAAAAGCTGCAATTCAAGATGCTTCTGATGGCACAGAAGATATGAAACTAAGTCATAAGACACTGGTTGCTGGAACTGAAAGAGAAAGAATGACACTTCTTGGAACAGAAACAGTATTTAATGAAGATTCTGTTGACTTAGATTTTCGTGTTGAATCAAATGGCAACGCTAATATGCTGTTTGTTAATGGCGGTACAGATAAAGTCGGTATCGGAACAGCATCACCAACAACTCAAATTACAGCATCTACTTCAGCAAACATTTCACAAGTAGCTATTACTTCAAGCTCAAACGCAACAGCTTGGGATGCAACAGCAGCAGCTAATGCATATTATGTTACAAGTGAAAATACAACTATATCTGCTCCAAGTAATGCAGTAGAAGGAGCTATTATTAGTATTGAAATTGCTCAAGGTGGCACAGCTAGAACAGTTGCTTGGAATACTGTGTTTGAGTTTGCAGCCAGTACAGCACCTACTGTTACAGCAACAGCAAATAAAACAGATATATTTGCATTTAGATACAACGGATCAGTTTGGCAAGAAATAGGCAGAAGCCAAAATATGGCTCAAACCTAATATGGAAACCCTACAGAGAACAGCAAATCGAGGAAGTGTCTCGACTGGGTATGATATTGATAACTCTTTGAAGTTAGAAGCTGATAATACTGAATCACTTACTCGTTCAGCACAGGATGGAGGCAATAGAAAAATAACCACCATTTCATTTTGGACAAAAAGAACAGAATTAACTAGCTCTTACGAAATGTTACTAATGGCAGGTGTTAATAGTGCTAATTACACATCTCTTGGATTTGGTACAGGCAATGAAATAAATTTTCACTATTACAATGGTGGAAGTTACCCTTATAATTTCACAACACAAAGATTGTTTAGAGACACTTCAGCTTGGTATCATATTGTAATTGGCATGGATACTACACAAGCTACAGACACTAATAGAGTTAAATTTTATGTAAATGGAGAGCAAATAGCTGATAGTGATTTGGGTACTAATGTATATCCTTCTCAAGATATAGATACTCCATTTAATAATAACTCAGCAACCTACCCAATGGAAATTGGTAATGATTCTGTTTTTAGTATAGGTGGAATTGCTTATAGTGGATATATAACAGAGTTTAATTTTATAGATGGCTCACAATTAGCACCAACAGAGTTTGGTGAATTTGATGAAGATAGTGGCATATGGAAACCCAAAGCATATACAGGTTCTTATGGCACTAATGGATTTTATTTAGACTTTGAAACCGCAGGTTCATTGGGTGCAGACTCAAGTGGTAACAGTAATAATTTTTCTTTAGTCAACATCACATCCGCAGACCAAGCAACTGATACACCGACTAATAATTTTTGTACGCTTAACCCTCTTAGTTACAATGTTCCTTACACTGCATCACAAGGCAATACCAAATATGTAAAAAACGATACTACTTATGGAATGGCTTCAGGAACACATTATGTTGGAGCAGGTAAATGGTATTGGGAAATTAAGGTTACAGATTTTGGTACATATAGTAGCTGTAGTTTTGGAATTATAGATGCGTATAAACCAACTGTTGATGCTAATGAGCGTGGATATGAGGACCCTTCATTAGCTGCTACCAACCCAGACATTTTAGCTATGAGTGGTGCACCCAATAATTGGTTTATGAATAGTAATGGAACAATATCCAATAATGGACCAACAAGTAGCGTTGACTATACTTTCTACGAAGGGGATATTTTAGCTTTTGCTTTAGATATGGATAATGGAGCATATTGGATGGGTAATTCAAGATACTCGGGAGTAGCTAATGGTTCTTTTTGGATAGCACCAGGCGGTACAACCACAAGTGGTAGTGTAGCTACAACCGACCCCACAAATGGAAACTATGCTTTGGTTGGCGATGGCGGTGGTACTAACAGTGGAACTCCTAATTTTAATGGTGGCACGATAACAGGTGGCAGTTTATTAACAGCAGGTTTTACATTAGTAACTCCCATAATAGGTGCATACCATAATGGCAACTCAGTTACCTTAGAAGTTAACTTTGGTGGCTTTACATCTTACGGAGAAGATGGTGGATATTCAGATGCTAATGGACATGGTAATTTTGCTTATGCAGTACCGTCGGGATTTTATGCTCTTTGCTCAAAAAATATTGCAGAATTTGGAGGTTCAGGATAATGGGAGCTTATACAACAATAGACG